TGTCTTGTAACCATTCCTGTAGTTAACCATAACCAGAATCGCATGAAATGTGAAACAGCAGGATGAAACTCTACTGATTTATGTGCTTGACTTCTGTGGAGATAAAGTGTGACACACAATATTGTGATGTGTGTAACTATGAGGGTATATAGGATTTCAATCATAATTTATTTATCCCCAACAAAAAGGGGACCGAAGTCCCCTGATTGTTCTTCCCATCCCGAAAGAAGATTTGATTATTGGAATGTTAGGTTTTGAACAGCAATCTCACCAACGTAATCAGCTGCGTTACCGAACGATGACGCAGTGTTAGTTAATTCGATGTAACCATAACGAGTCATAAATGACACGACTGGTTCGAATGTTGATGGATCCAATACAACACCACTGCTCATCAATGGAATGTATGGGCAATAGAATGCGGCTGCGTCAGTCTCACTTGAACCCTTATAACCAACCAATACTGGCTGAGTATCTGGAGCGTATGAGTTAACGAACACACGCATTGCACCGTTCAATGTACCAACAAACTTAGTGTTAGTTGGTGCTTCGAATGTACCTTCAGTTGTACGTGCAAATGCTGAAGTTGTTGCTGACTGTAGAACAGTCAATGATGCTGGTGATACAACAGCCCAGTTACCTGCACCACGACGTGTGCGTTGTGCGATCAAGTTAGCAACACGGTTGATCAAAACTGCCAATGCGGCATGTTCGTCACCAACGTATGTAGCAGTACCTGATACTGTTGCTTGGTTGTATGTATACTCAGTTGAAGCCAATGTTGCCAATGACAACAAGATTTCTTGGTCGATTTCAGCAGTAATTTCTTGTGCTAATGCAGCCATAATTTCTGCTTCGACATCGATACCGTGCTGTGACTGTGCGTCTTGAGCGGCTTCAAATGTCCAACGTGCTTGCAACTTACGTGATTTGGCTTCAACAGCCTGACGTAGAATCTGCACGCTGATTTGCTTACCACCGTTACCCTCAAGGGTAGCAGTGTCAGCACCAGTGTAGTAATCAGTGCTTGTAGCATCGTTCTTAACACGTGAGTAAGCCTGAGCAATTTTGAATGGGCTCAATGCTTCTTCACCTGCTGTAACTGATGTTGCAGCTGCTGAGTTGTCAGTCAATGACTGAGCATAACGTACACGTAATGTGTGGATTTGTCCAACTGGACCAGTCATTGGCTGAACGCCGACTAGTTCGTTAGCAATAACTGTTGGCATAACACGACGGATAACCGGTAGAATTACGCGGTTAAGTGTTGCGATATTACCTGCAGTTGTTGTACCTGCTGTACTTTCAGCAAGTAACTGTTTCTTGGTGTTTTCTAACAAAACACCCATTGTTGAGCGGCGAGTGCCTTTCAAGCCTTCTAGTAGGGCTTCCTTGGTCTCGTCCCAACGGCTTTCTAAGAGTACTTTTGACATTTTCATTATCTCCTAATCTATGTCTTTTTATTTTAGCCCTGCCAGACGCTTGAGGTCGATCACATTGTCTTTAACTTCTGGATCTTGCTCAATATTCTTATTGGCAGTTTCTTTATCACCAGTGACTTCTTTTATAACACTTTCTGTTAGAGCAGATTTAGCGCCTGCTTTTTCACTTCCAGTATTAAGAACTGCTGGTAAATACTTATTGAAAGCGGCTTGCAATTTTGGTGTTTGCACGCTTTCTAGTAAAGCCTTCATTACGTCAGCCTTCTCTTTGTTTAATGGGGCTAATAGTTGTTCCATAGCCTTTTCACGCTGAGTTGATTCTTTGATAATGCGGACTTCACGTTCTTTTGATTCTACAAGTTTTTCGGCTTGTTGAGCCTTTGCTGTAGCCTCGGCCAATGCTTTTTCTTTAGTCTCAATTGCTGACATTAACTTGCGAGCCTCTGCCTTATCATTTAGATAAGTTACAGAATACTCACTTGCGAATGCTTCAAACAATTTACGTCCAAAGTTATTTTCACGGGCTGTTTTGATATCTTCTCTGAGTTGTGATAGTTCACCTTTCAGATGAGATGATACTGCATCGCTGACTCTCTTTGCGCTTTCGGCAACAAATTTTGCCTTAAGTGCTTCAAGTTTCTGGCGACCTTCGCTGACCAATTTGACACGAGCCTCAACAACTGCTTGTTTATCTTGTGAAAATTCTTTGATCTCTTTTGCAAGAGCATGTACAATGAACTTCTCAAGTTTCTGTTGATTCTCCATCTGTACTTTACGATCATTGCGTAGTTCTTTGATTTCTTCGGCTAGTTTAGTAACCATGAAACCATTGAATTTGGCTGCATTTTCTTGCATTTTAACTTTCGCTTGTACTCGGTCTTCGTTTAAAGCCTTTCTCTCTTCGTGAAATTCTGCAATTTCAGTTGAGAGGCTTTCTGATATCATCTTATCTAGGGCTTCTACCATCACACTACGATCATGCTCGTAGCGTTGTGCAAATTCCTCACGGAGTTCAGCACGTACTTGATCGCGGGCTTCTGTCAACTTTCCTTCCCAAACCTTTTGAATTTCGTTTGAGACATCTTCATTGATTAGACCACTGTCTAGTAATGGTTTGATAGCATCTAACATGCTCATATCCCCTATTATTTAATTTTAAGTTCTGTGATAAGGCGCTTTACTTCCTCAGCCAAGAACTTTTGTACCTTCTTGTCGCCTCTTGCTTCCCTTGCAATATCTAAAACTTTATGACCGTACTTCATATTCTGAAGACTTTCATAAATTGCTTTAGGGTATGCGTTGGGTGCGCTAGGTTGTGCGACTATATCTACAGTGATTATTTCAAAATCACTTACTTTGCCATCCATGTCGTTTACATTACCTGATCCACGACTGGAAACGCCTAGTTTAACTCCACTCTCCAACATTGTTCTTACTAACTGACCCATTGGAGTTGGTAGAATTTTTAATTTACCGAAACCGTTTGCGCCATCCATCCACATACTTGTGATCATATGACTTACACGGTCTAAGTTAATTTTTAAATCATCTGGGTGATCTACTTCACCTAGAACAGAATAACCCTCATTAATTTGCTTATTGAGAGTTGATACAGCGTTCTCAATTTCAGAAACGGGGTAAACACGCTCATTGGCGTTCTTTACCCCACCCTGAATGAAGATACCCTTCATGTAGAGGGTCTTCAGATCGCCGTCTTCCTTTACGGATTCGACAATCATGTTCGCTCTATCGAACGTTAAGTGTTCCTTGAGATACAAAGCCATTTGTCTCCAAGTTACTCTTATTAGGCCTTAGATACCGGGCTCTTAGTGTTTACACCTGATGCCTGTGATGTCACTGGCTTTGGTGCAGACTTAAGATCAGGTGCCTTTTTCATGCCTGGTGTGTTACCAACATCACCAATCAAAGTGCCTTCTTTTTTGCTATATTCGTTTGACGGACCTTTTGGACCAGTTGGTACAGCCTCTGAAGCACCAGAGAACTTGACTGGGGCTACGCCTGCAGCCTTGACCTTTGGCTCATGTAGAGTTGGACTTTTTGTGTTTGATCCATTGTCACCGTGAGTTACAGAAACTTTCTGTAATTGTACGGCTTCCATCATTTCTTCGCTATCACTTTCGATGTCGATCATTTCTTCTTCATCGCCTGCTTCACCGCCCATAATGGCTTCAAATTCAGCCATTAGATCGTCTAATTTGTCTTTGATATCACCTAATTCAGCCTTATCAACTGAACCTTCTTCATCATGATCTTTTTCCATATCATGTGTAAATTCTTCACCGTCTTTTTCAGCCTCATCATCGAATTCAATGTCGGCATCATCTTCTTCGGCTTCTACAACACCGCCTGATTCTTCTGCTGAAATTTCATCCATTAGATCGCCTACTTCGCCGACCATTTCCATGCCTTCTTCGTCCATCATTTCTTCGTCCATGATTGACTCATAGATTTCGCGGGATTTCTCAACCACGATTTCGTGAAATAATTCGCGGGCTTTTTCTTCATTCTCATTGATAATCAAATCAATAAGTTGTTCGTATTTTTTGTTTTCCATTGTTTAATCTCCTGGGTATAAATGGCTTTGTAGAATTATTTAGTGCGTAGTTATAAAAAGCACTCAATAAGTGCTATTTTTTTACGTTTTTGATGTTTTTGATAAAAAAACTTACGCAGTTGGCTCTTGCTGAGTAGCCGCCGCACTATATTGTTCACGGACTTTTTTAAGATGTTCCTTCTTTTCGTAATTTCTTACGTCAATCATCTTGCGCAGTTTACGGATCTGTTTGAGTGTAAGTTTAGTCTTGCGACTGGTTCTCCACACTGGTTTGCTGTTATCTTGATTTACATCTTGATAACCTGCAACAGGAGGGTCAAACATTTCCAAAAGTTTCATACTAGTTATTTATCTTAGACTGGAGGACTTCCGGGTGTAGCGGGTGCTTCTGGTGCAGCCGGAGCACCACCTGCCGGTGTTGCACTAACCGGGCCTGCAACTCCCAAATCTTCTTCGCCTTCAGGTGCTGTTTCCATTTCTTCACCTGTTTGTTCATCAGTTTCAATATCGCTTACGCTGACGCCAACGCTACGTAAATCACTGCCTTTAGGTTCGTCAAGTGCTTCTTTACCGTTTTCTTCACGCCATTGTTGTTCATTCTTAGCGATTTCTTCTTCACTCAAGCCCAAGAAACGTTCCATTGCAAAACGTTTTGAAATATATGGGAACGCTTCCATAGCCTGGAATGTTCCTACTCTTGCTGTATCTAGTTCGCTTTGACGATAAGCGGCAAAGTTCTGCGGTGGATTGAACTCTAAAGTAAACAATGACGAATCAATATTGAAACCTCTCCAACGCAAGAACAACTTGAATTCTTCATCCAATGTCTTGCTCATGTAGTTTTGCAATCTTTCGCAATATTGATTAAAACGATATTCTTGTATCAATGCAGTACCAACACGACCATCACTTAATGGTCTATCGCTATCGTCTGGTCCAGTTGGTAGATATGAACTTGGTACACGCAAACCACGTGCCAATCTGTTATTGAAGTAACGCAAATCATCAATCTCACCTAGATTCTGACCACCTTGCATAACTTCAACGCTTGAACCACGACCGTCAGCAGTGACTGGGAAGAAGTAATCTTCGTTCATTGACAATGGATTGTATGAAGCATCTACTATTGATTGACCACCGTATAAACTTGGAATTCTACGTTGGTGAATTTCATTTTTAATACGCTCAACGAATGCCATAGCCATGTGACTTGGCATGTTACCAACGTCAATCTTAAACAATCTACGCTCAGGCGCACGTTGTACACGATAGATAAGAACAGCATCTTCAAGCAATTCTTTTTGCTTGTAAACTTTGAAAATGTTTTCTAATATTGATTGACCAAACGGCCAAAAACGATCTAATCCTTCTGTGAGGCTAAGATGTAAAATATGTTTTGCATCGATGGCTGCTTCACTTTGACCTAAAGTAAAACGACTACCTGATGTATTATATGGCATTGCAGGAACAGTATAAGGAGTATTTGTTCCGCCACCGCTACCGCCTAATCCAGTTGCAGGATTAGCGGCAAAGTCTGTATTTGTTTTCTGTGCTACAGACAAATTCTGTAAATTGATATTCAAGTCTTTGATAACATACTGTTCAGGTTTTTTACCTTCGCTTTCGTTAACAATAACTTTAATAACTTTAACCATATCGACCCAGTATAACTTAAAGTTTTCTGGGTCACGAACGAATACTTGATCACCGTATTTTACAGTATTACGAAATATCTTAAACAATCTATGATCAAATTCGTTTAACTTGCACCACTGTTGTAATTGTTGTTTTAATATGTTTACTTCGTGCGGTGTAGGATCTTCTTTGAAATTTAGATTGAAAGGTGTCTTGTTATGCTCGTTTCTTTGTGTGCTAAACTCTGCTAAGATATCTAAACATGCATTGATCTCAGCATCAACGTCCATCATTTCATATTGATTGTAACGTTCAATTCTATTAGGGTGACCGGTATAGACTTCTGGAAGTCTACTCATGTAGTTGCGATAACCCCAATCAGCATTGCTATAATTCTGATCTCCGGGTACACTTCCGGCATTGCCGTTCCAGGATCCGGCGTTACTGTTGACACCAGAGATTGGGCTTGATATACCCGATTTGTTTAAGAATTTTTTTAGATATGGCATGGGCTTATAGAATTATTTAGTGTTATGCTTGACTATACTTTAATATCTTACTCTGTGTATTGTTGCTAGAATCAAGTTTATCAATCATAGCATCAAGTTTTGTTGACATCATTTCCATCATAGCCTGATTAATTGCTACCAATTCTTTAGATGACTCACCTGTAGTACTTTCTACTTTATTAGTCTTTTCTTTTAATTCACTTTGTATCTGTGTTGCTGACTTTTTACCCAATTCTGCTAATATACTATTAGCATCTAATGGCACAATCACTTCGTTTCCGTGTAATGTAGCAGGATATCCTGATTCAGGACCTGTCGCTAGTCCACCATCTCTAGCAGAAACTTTAGAATTTCTTACCATATCAACAATAGTAGGACCTCTGCTCTTAACTTGTTGATACCATAAACTATCAGTCAGTCCTGCGGCTGCACCTTCTGTGTCACCGGCGGCTAATTTTTTACTTGTGTTAGGAAATTTCTTAGGCCAACCTGGACCCATATTAAATGTAAGGTCTATTAATGCTGATTGTCCCACTGAGTCATACTTAGAGAATCCAGGAACATTAGACTGTGCTTGTTTTTTATGTTTCTCATAATCTTTATCATAGAGATCCATTACTTCTTTTTCGCTGAATGTTCTATTCCATTCAGGTGGAAGCGACTTGCCGTCCCCGATAAGATGTCCTACACCTACTGTCCATAATCCCAAACTATCTTTATAAGGCTCATAGCGTACACCTTCGTGTCGCTTGGTCATCTCTTTAGCCTCTTGTTCAGTCATGCTACCGCCCTTACCACTGGCTTTAGCCATGGTTGGCGGGGCTTTACTGTCTGGGCTCGGGGTCTTACTTATATCACCACTATCTCTACCACCACTTGATCTTGCAGATGAGGCTTGTACCGGAGGTGCAGAACCTCCTCCTGATGATGCACCACCACTAGTAGGCATACTTGCTGATGTGCCACCTCCCGATGCTCTAGCAACTACTGGTTTTGCGGCACCTGCGGTGCCGCCACCGCCGGCTGCACCACCGCCGCCTGCACCACCTGCTGTTGTAGTCATAGCATTAGCATATTTGCTAAATGCTTCTGCTAATTTTCCTGCTCTTTCTGGATCAACATCAAGTTTTGTAAATTTAACAAATTTGTCAGTGACTGTATCTCCACCAAACATCTTAGTCAGACCACCTATCATGTTGTCTGCCATATTTCTTAGTTCAGGACCACCTTTATAGTCAGCCATAGCATTGCTAAATGAAACAAATGCTTCTGCATTCTTTTTAACTTTATTAGGATCACCTACATCTATCTTACTAAATTTTGCAAACTTGGTAAAGGCAGCATCATTATCACCGCCCATAAATGAAACTACGTTAGAACTTATTGCGCTTGCTACGCTAGTATCAGCACCGCCCTTATATTTTGACATTGCTTCACTAAATGCTGTAAACGCTTCTGCATTTTCTTTAGTCTTTTTAGGATCAATATCAAGTTGGCTAAATTGTTGTAATTTGTCTATAGGTGTAGAACCACCGAAGAATTTAGTGATACCTTCAGACATG